CCAGAGAAGGATTTAAAGACTATTGCCTAAGGCAATTAGGTGCTCCTGTATTAGAAATCAATGTTGATGATGACCAACTTGATGATCTAGTCGATGATGCTTTGCAGTTTTGGCAAGAGAGACATTTTGATGGGACAGAGAGTCAATACTTAAAATATAAGATTACACAAGATGATATTGATAGAGGAAAGGCAAGGGTTGGAAATCAAGGTGCAGGTATTACTACAACAACAGATAGTGCTACTATTACTGGAAGTAGTGTTGCTTTTAACTTTGAGGAAAATAGCAATTTCTTAAAACTTCCAGATGATGTCATTGGAGTAAATAAAGTATTCAGATTTGATAGTAGTAGCATTTCTAGTGGAATGTTCAGTGTTAAATATCAATTATTCTTAAATGACATTTATTGGTTAGGTGCTAGTGAGTTATTAAGTTACTCTATGGTAAAGAGTCATTTAGAGACTATTGATAGATTACTTACAACTGATAAGCAAATAAGATTCAATAAAACTCAAGGAAAACTTTATATTGACATTGAGTGGAATAACGCAACTGTGGACGACTATATTATTATTGATTGTTACAGAGCAATTGATCCATCAACTAATCAGTTAGTTTGGAATAATTCTTTCTTAAAAAGATATACCACCGCATTGATTAAAAGACAATGGGGTCAAAACTTAATTAAGTTCCAAGGTGTAAAACTTCCTGGTGGTATTGAATTAAATGGTAGACCAATATATGACGATGCTGAAAGAGAACTTGCTGAATTGAGACAGGCAATGATTAGCGAATACGAACTTCCACCTTTTGATCTTATTGGATAATGGCACTTAATCCTTTTTTTATACAAGGTTCCACTGGAGAACAGAACCTCGTACAAGATTTGATCAACGAACAGTTGAGGATGTATGGTATCGATGTAACATACATTCCAAGGAAGTTTGTAAATAAAAAATCAATTATAGAAGAAGTGCAATCATCAAAGTTTGATGATAATTTTACTATTGAAGCCTATTTGCAAAACTACGATGGGTTCCAAGGTAATGGAGATATAATGACAAAATTTGGAATCACTCTAAAAGATGAAGTATCTTTGATCATTTCTAAAGAGAGATTTACAGATTTTATCCGTCCATTTATGGATCAGATGGATGATGATGAAGTACAATATTTTGATACTCCTAGAGAAGGTGATTTAGTATACTTCCCACTAGGTAAAAAGTTATTTGAAATCAAGTATGTAGAAGCAGAAAAACCATTCTTCATGCTTCGTAAAAACTACGTTTTTGAACTTAGATGTGAATTATTTGAGTACGAGGATGAAGTACTTGATACTGGTATTGATAGTATTGATAAGACAGTTCTTGATGAAGGATTCATCACTACATTAAACATTGTAGGAAATGGAACTACTGCTCTAGGAACTGCAAGTACAACTACTGGTTATGTTGGTCAAGTATTCTTACAAAATGATGGATATGGATATACCAGTACTCCTCTAGTAACATTCACTTCTCCTCCAGTTGGATTTACGACTGCTACTGCTGTTGCAATCACAACTGCTATGGGACAATTACAGGCAGTAGAAGCAATTAGATTGACAAATGCAGGTTATGGATATAGTGAAAAACCAACCATTTACATTACAGGTGGTGGAGGATCTGGTGCTATTGCAACCTGTACTTTTGTAGTTGGATCTGGAACTTCCTTCGGTGTTGGAGAAATTACTGTTGGAACAGCAGGAACTCAATATGCTGCTGCACCAACTGTTGCTATCGGAACTGCACCAGCTGGTGGAATTGATGCAACTGCATTTGCAACTCTTAATTCTAGAGGTCAGGTTACTAATGTATACATTACTAATGCAGGTGCTGGATATACAGAGGCACCTTCTGTAACCTTCTCTGGTGCCCCTCAGAACGGAACTGGCACTTATGTGTACAATGAACTAATTACTGGGCAATCAAGCAGTACAACAGCAAGAGTTAGGGAATGGGATGCAACTAAGGGTGTTCTTAAGGTTGGTATTGTTACTGGAACCTTCTATGACGGAGAAACAGTTGTTGGTTCTACATCATCTGCTACATATACTGTGAGGACGTATAATTTTGAAGATACTTATGATGCCTTCAATGAAGGAGATGTCTTTGAAACAGAGGCAGATTTAATCTTAGATTTTTCTGAGAAAAACCCATTTGGTGAATTCTAATGTTAGGACAGTATTACTATCACGAAATCCTAAGAAAAACAATTATTGGTTTCGGAACCTTATTTAATAATATTCAACTACGCCATCAAGATGCTGCTGGTAAGGATATTAGTGCGATTAAAGTACCCCTAGCATATGGTCCTATGCAAAAATTCTTGGCAAGAATTGAGCAAGGTAAAACAAATGAGAGAGACATTGCAATTACTTTACCAAGAATGTCATTTGAAATGACTGGTATTGAGTATGATGCAACAAGAAAAACAGGAATTACTCAAACATTCAAAACCACTATAAAACCTAGTGGTTCTTTGAAAAAGGTATTCATGCCTGTTCCTTATAATCTTAATTTTGAATTAAATATTTTTACAAAATTAAATGATGATGCTTTACAAATTATTGAACAGATATTACCATATTTCCAACCAAGTTTTAATGTTACAATAGACCTAGTAAGTTCTATTGGAGAGAAAAGAGATGTTCCTATTACACTAACCAATATTAGTTTTTCTGACGAATATGAGGGAGACTTTACGACTCGTAGAGCACTCATTTACACATTATCTTTTTCTGCAAAAACTCAACTCTTCGGTGCAATCGCAGATTCTCCAGATGGAATCATCAAGAAGGTTATGGTCGATATCTACCAAGATACAAATACAAGAACCGCAAGAAAGAGTGTCAGATATACAACTACACCAAAAGCAAAGAAAGATTACAACGACGACGGAGCGATTACTGCTGCCGATGATCCGTTAATTGTAGAAGGTGATGATTTTGGATTCAATGAAACTACATCAATTTATTTGACTCCAACTAAATATAGTCCAAGTGAAGGAAAGGATGTTGACGGATGATGAAAGACAACAAATTCGACCAAATTAATGAAGCACTAGACACGTCAATCGAGTCTAGTATTACTGAGATTAAGAAGGATGCTGTGCCAATTCCTAAACAAGAGACAGATGATGTAACTAAAGATTATGAATATACTAGAGGTAACTTGTATTCCTTAATTGAAAAGGGACAAGAAGCACTCAATGGAATCATGGAACTAGCAGCAGAAAGTGACAGTCCTAGAGCATATGAAGTTGCTGGACAAATTTTAAAAAGTGTTGGTGACAATACAGATAAACTTTTAGATTTACAAAAGAAACTAAAAGATCTTGAGGAAGATAGTGGAAAACCAGTAGGTGGTAATGTGACTAATAATGCAGTTTTTGTTGGGTCAACTTCTGAATTGCAAAAGTTACTAAAACAAGGAATACTAAATAATAAGTAATTGTTCCTTCATTTACGATGAATTGGAGATTAGATGAAAACAAAAGTGGTGATAGTTCTTTGCGCGACTGGTTTAGCAAGAGTCGCTCTTCTGATGGTACCCCTGGTTGGGTTCAACTGGGCGGTAAATACTCAGGAAAGCCCTGTGCTAAACAACCAGGTCAAACAACTAAACCAAAATGTGGATCTTCAAAAATGAAACGTGCTCTCTCTAAAGATGAAGAGGAGTCGGCATTTCGTCGTAAGAATCGTCAAGACCCAAACCCAGATAGAAAGGGGAAGGCGAAGAATGTTGCAACAATGAAAGAAGGCAAAAAAGATGCCTGCTATAAAAAAGTAAAATCTCGCTATTCAGTTTGGCCAAGTGCTTATGCAAGCGGTGCACTTGTCAAATGCCGTAAAGTTGGTGCTAATAATTGGGGAAACAAAAGTAAAAAAGAAGAATTTGAAGGTAAAATGTCTTTCCAAGATTTCATGAATGAAGGAAAGAAGTGTTGGAAGGGATATAAAAAAACGGGAACCCAAAAACTATTCGGCAAAACGTACAACCGCTGTGTAAAGGCAAACGAAGAACATGGACTCGAAGAAGGAGCAGCATGGACAAAAAAGTCAGGACAGAATAAGTCAGGCGGACTTAACGAAAAAGGCAGAAGAAGTTACGAACGCGAAAATCCTGGATCTGACCTTAAAGCACCTAGCAAGAAAGTTGGAAACCCCCGCAGGGCATCATTCTGCGCTAGAATGAAAGGAATGAGAAAGAGACAGAAACCATCTAATAATACAGGTGATGATAGATTGTCTAAGTCACTCAGAGCATGGAATTGTTAAGATGAAAAGTTTTAAACAGTTTATGTTAGAGGGTAACCCCACTACCCGTATGATGACAAAGGCAAAGACACAGCAGACTGGTAACATTGCTGCTGATCGTGGAACTGATGAAAAGAAAAATAGAGAAAGTAGAAAGTCTCTTGAAAAAGATTTAAAAAAGAAAGGGATTGGGTACAAAAAAGGAGTTGGTGAATATAAGTATTCATCAGGTGAAGGAACAGGACGTGAGGTTTCATACCAAACAAGTCCTGGTAAAGGAATGTCTAAGAGACGTTTTGGTAAGGTAATGCGTCGTCTTGGTAGAAAACATGGTCAAGAGTCTGTAATTACAAAGGATAAAAACAAACCTGCAAGATTACATGACACTGAATCTAAGAAACCAAAACCCTCTGGAAGTCTAGGTAAGACAACACCTGGTAAGCATCCTAAAGGTTATGGTGAAACTTCTGGTACAAAAGTAAGAAGTGGAAAACTAGGTAAGACTAACAAACCTACATATCATTATAGTTAGAAAGAAAAATGGCTGCTTTTATTATTATTGCTGTGCTCATCGCTGCGGTAGGAGCACTTCTAAGGTATTATGATCCACATTAAATTATGAGTGATAATGTATATCTTGGTAATCCGAATCTAAAAAGAGCAAATACTCAAATTCAATTTACAGAGGATCAAGTTATTGAGTTCCTCAAATGTAAAGATGATCCTGTATATTTTGCCAGAAATCATGTAAAGATCGTTTCTCTTGATGAAGGAGAAGTTCCTTTTAAATTATATCCTTTCCAAGAGAAGTTAGTAAGAAGATTTCATGAGAATAGATTTAATATCTGTAAGATGCCACGACAGACAGGTAAGTCTACAACCTGTGTATCGTATCTCTTACACTATGCTATTTTTAATGCTAATGTCAATATTGCTATTCTAGCAAACAAAGCATCAACTGCAAGAGATCTTTTAAACAGATTGCAATTTGCATACGAAAAACTGCCCAAATGGATGCAGCAAGGAATCTTGGTGTATAATAAGGGTTCAATGGAATTAGAAAATGGATCTAAAATTATCGCCGCCAGCACGTCTGCATCTGCTGTCCGTGGCGGCTCCTATAATATCATCTTTCTTGACGAATTCGCGTTCATCCCGAATCACATTGCTGATCAATTCTTTGCCTCTGTTTACCCTACTATTTCTTCTGGTAAAAACACAAAAGTCATAATGGTTTCTACCCCTCACGGGATGAATCATTTTTACAGATATTGGCATGATGCCGAGAGAGGAGAAAATGAATATGTACCTACAGAAGTTCATTGGTCAGAAGTACCAGGTAGAGATGAAAAGTGGAGAGCACAAACAATCAAGAACACTTCTGAAGCACAGTTCAGAGTTGAGTTTGAATGTGAGTTCTTAGGATCTGTTGATACCTTAATTGCACCATCAAAACTAAAAGCGATGGTCTATCAAAATCCAACCACACAAAATGCTGGTCTGGATGTATACGAACAACCTATAGACAAACATGATTACATGATTACGGTTGACGTTGCAAGAGGGGTTGGTTTTGACTACTCTGCATTTGTTGTAGTTGATATTACTGAGTTTCCACATCGTCTTGTGGCAAAGTATAGAAATAATGAAATCAAACCTATGTTGTTCCCGAATATTATTTGGGAAGTAGCAAGAAATTATAATAATGCATTCATATTATGTGAGGTAAATGATATTGGAGATCAAGTTGCATCTATTCTAAACTATGATCTTGAATACTCTAACCTTCTTATGTGTTCTATGAGAGGACGTGCAGGTCAAATAGTTGGTCAAGGATTCTCTGGTAAGAAGACACAATTAGGTGTCAAGATGTCCAAGACAGTAAAGAAGGTTGGATCATTGAACCTTAAGACAATGATTGAGGGTGATAAAGTTATCATTAATGATTATGATATTATCTCAGAACTTACTACATTCATATCTAAAAGTAATTCATTTGAGGCAGAAGAAGGATGTAATGATGACCTTGCTATGTGTCTTGTAATATATGCATGGTTAGTTGCTCAAGAGTATTTTAAAGAACTTACAGATCAAGACGTTCGTAAGAGGTTATATGAAGAACAGAAAAATCAAATTGAACAAGACATGGCACCATTTGGTTTCATAGATGACGGTTTAGATCAGGATACATTTGTAGATACAGAGGGAGACCGATGGAATAAGGTTGACGAATACGGTGACAGATCGTATATGTGGGACTACCAATCTTAATGGAAATTGATTTAGATGAGAACCTGTCATTAGGTCATTTGTTACTTTCTGATAGGGAGTGTAGGACTTGTAGAGAGACCAAGAATTTAGTTGATGGGTTTTATCGTACCAGAAAAGATAGAGGACCAGTCGCATCATCATACTCATATGAATGTAAAAAGTGCACTATCAAAAGGGTGAAAAGTAAAAAATTTGAAAGTATTGAAAGGTGGCAATATCCTGACTGGTAGTAAGTTCACGCTAAGTTTCCCCTGTGTAAAGGTTCAAAACAATAAATATTTTTAGACTATTTCTGAGTACGCCAAGGAGTAACAAATGGGCTATTTAAACTTAGCATCTCCAGGTATTCTGGTTAGAGAAGTTGACTTAACCACTGGTAGAGTGGATGCAACTTCTGATAGTATCGGAGCGCTATGTTCGCCATTTGCAAAGGGTCCTGTAGGCCAACCAACATTGATCGAAAGTGAGCAAGATTTGCTTAACGTTTTCGGAACTGCATACAGTGCAGATAGACATTATGAACATTGGATTTCGGCTTCTTCATACCTTGCATATGGAGGTGCATTACGTGTTGTCAGAGCTGATGGCACTGCACTGAAGAATGCATGTGCTGACGATACACCAGGTATTGCCTTCACGGGGACTGCTATAAAAATTAAAAATGATCTGGATTTTGAATCCACTGGATATCTAGAAAACGGTATCAGTGGTGTTTCTTTCGTTGCACAAACACCAGGTACATGGGCAAATAATGTAACAATCTGCGTTATTGACGGTCAAGCAGACCAACAAATGACTGGTATTAATACAACACAGTTTGCATCTGTTGTTGGTGTTGGTACTACACAAAGTGTAAGAGTAACACATTCACTACAAGTAGGTTACGGTGTAACACAAGCAGTTCCTGCTAACACTGTTCTTGCTGGTGCAGGTGCTACAACACTATTAGATGGATACTTTAAAGGTATTATTACTGGTATCAGTAGTGCTAAAAACGGTACTATCGATGTTAAGTTCCACTCTCATGTTTCTACAGCGGGTACTGAAACCGAAGTAGATTACACACCAACTGGTATTTACAGATTTGCAGACTCTGGTTCACTTGCTTTCCATACTGTTGACGGTGTAACAATCGGTGTTACTACGTTAACTAATTCGGATGTTGCTTATGGTACTACTTCTTACTCTGGCGAGAACGATTGGTTTGATAACCAATACGTAGGTATCGATAATAATAACTTTAAGTGGAACGCTGTAGCAGATCGTCCTGGTACTTCTCAGTATTGTTCTGAGAGAAACTCCAGACATGACGAAATGCATATCCTTGTCATTGACGACAAAGGTACAATCACAGGAGTTCCTGGTCAAATATTAGAGAAGCACTTTAATCTTTCTAAAGCAAAGGATGCAACTTCTTCTGTTGCAACACCTTCATGGTATAGAAAGTATCTTGTAGAAGATTCAGATTACATCTTCGGTGGTAACGAACCTGTTGGTGTTACTACTTCTAGTTTCCAGAAAGATAAGTTTGAACAAGACAGTGACATTGGATGGAACCAAGATGCACAAGACATCAGTTTTGGTGGTAGAGGTGCTTGGAAAGTTGTAATGTCTAAGGGCGTTAACTACGCTGCTTCTGGTTTAACTGGTGAATATGCTGCTTCAGTTGGCAACATATATGCTGGTTACGAATTGTTTGAGAATCCTGAGGAGATTGAAATTAACTTCCTCATCATGGGTTCTGCAAACTACAGCAAAGAAGGTGCTGCTGCAATTGCAAACAAACTAATTGAAGTTGCAGAATTGAGAAAAGATGCAGTTGCATTCATTTCTCCTTATAGAGGTGCATTCCTTACAGACGATGCCCTCAACCCAACATCCGAGATCTTAGATAAGATCACAGGATACTTTGCTCCTGTTACATCCTCATCATTCGCTGTGTTTGATTCTGGTTACAAGTACACCTTTGACCGTTTCAACAAAGAGTTTAGATGGGTTCCAATGAACGCTGATATCGCTGGTCTTTGTGCTAGAACTGATATCAATAACTTCCCATGGTACTCACCTGCTGGTACTTCCAGAGGTGCTATCCTGAATGCTGTTAAACTTGCGTTCAATCCTGGTAAGAGAGCAAGAGACGAACTCTATTCCAATAGAATTAACCCAATCACCTTTAATCCAGGTGGCGGTATCATTCTATTTGGTGATAAGACTGGTCTTGCAAAAGCATCTGCATTCGACAGAATCAACGTTCGTCGTTTGTTCATCTTCCTAGAGAAGGCGATATCTGCTGCAGCAAGAGATCAGTTATTCGAGTTCAACGATGATATTACAAGAACAAACTTTGTAAATATCATTGAACCATTCTTACGTGATGTTCAGGCAAAGAGAGGTATTAGTGACTTCTTAGTTGTCTGTGACGAAACCAATAACACTCCTGACGTTATTGATCGTAACGAATTTATCGCAGACATATTCATTAAGCCTGCACGTTCCATCAACTTCATCGGTCTTACATTCGTTGCTACTAGAACTGGCATCTCGTTTGAAGAAGTCGTTGGTAGAGTTTAATTTTAATCCTAGGTAAACAACAATGGCACACAGAGGGCAACAAAATTCGATTGCTACCAAAACTAGGACAATCGATGATTTCAAACAAAGACTAATTGGGGGCGGTGCAAGAAGCAACCTATTCGAGGTTGTTATGAACTTCCCTGAAGGAGTTGTAGGAGCTGATGTTACGGATATCGAACTTAAGTCTCGTTTCCTTATCAAAGCAGCACAACTTCCTGCATCTAATGTCACACCAATCGAAGTACCTTTCAGAGGAAGAACTCTGAAAGTTGCTGGTGACAGAACATTTGATGCATGGACAGTCACAGTTATCAACGATACTGATTTCGCAATTCGTTCTTCTTTTGAAAGATGGATGAACTTTATTAATAAGGTATCTGATGCTTCAGGTAGAACAAGTCCTGAAGATTACCAAGTAGATGCTTGGATTCATCAACTTGGCAGAGCAGATGTTTCACCTAATGGTGAGCAACCAAGTGGTGACAAGTTACCTATTCTAAGAACGTATCACTTCTATAATATCTTCCCAACTCAGGTCGCACCGATCGAAGTTTCTTACGAAACAACCGACACTATCGAAGAGTTTACTGTTGAACTACAAGTTCAGTGGTGGGAAGCAGGTGGAAATGGCGGATCTGTAGAGTGATAAATAGTTAAACAGTAAAAAAAGTTTAACTATACAATGGCGAAACTGTTTGGATTTTCAATTGATGATGGCGATAAAAAGCCAAAGGGTGTAGTCTCCCCCGTACCTCAGAACAATGAGGACGGGGTTGACTATTATTTGAGCAGCGGTTTTTACGGTCAGTACGTAGATATCGAAGGTGTTTTTAAAAGCGAACACGACTTAATGCGTAGATATCGTGAGATGGCATTACATCCCGAAGTGGATAATGCGATTGAAGATGTTGTAAACGAAGCAATAGTATCAGATTTAAATGATTCACCAGTTGAGATTGAGTTATCTAACCTCAATGCTAGTGAACCATTAAAGAAAATTATTAGAGAAGAGTTCAAATATATTAAAGATCTTTTACAGTTTGATAAGAAATGTCATGAGATATTCCGTAATTGGTATGTTGACGGAAGAGTTTATTATCATAAGGTAATTGATTTAGATAAACCTTCAGAAGGAATTAAAGAAGTCAGGCACATGGATGCCATGAAAGTGAAGTATATGAGAGTCCTTAAAAAAGAAAAGGGCACTGATTTACAAATTGCACAAAATTATGTACCTGGTAGAAATAATACAATAAGTTTAAAAGATCCTGAGATCGATGAATTTTTTGCGTTTAGTCCTGATAAGAAATCAATACATTCAAACGCACAAAAAACAATCAAAATTGCACCCGATGCTGTAACCTATATTACATCAGGATTAGTAGATAGAAATAAACATCTAACATTATCATATCTTCATAAGGCAATCAAGGGTCTCAATCAACTTCGTATGATTGAAGATGCACTTGTTATCTACAGATTATCAAGAGCACCAGAAAGAAGAATATTCTACATTGATGTTGGTAATCTTCCAAAAGTAAAATCTGAGCAATACCTCAGAGATGTCATGAATCGTTATCGTAACAAATTAGTTTACGATGCAAACACTGGTGAGATTCGTGATGACCGCAAGCACATGAGTATGCTTGAAGATTTCTGGTTACCTAGAAGAGAAGGTGGTAGAGGAACTGAAATCTCTACACTTCCTGGTGGACAGAATCTTGGAGAACTTGCTGACATTGAATATTTCCAGAAGAAACTATATCGTGCACTTAACGTTCCTGAGTCTAGAATTGCAGGAAGTGGTGATGGATTTAATCTTGGTAGAACTGCTGAAATTCAAAGAGATGAATTAAAATTCAACAAATTTGTTGGTCGTTTAAGAAAGAGATTTAGTAATGTATTCCTTGATCTTTTAAAGACACAACTAATTCTTAAGAACGTTGTTACTCCAGAAGATTGGGAAGTTCTAGCTGAGCATATACAATTTGATTACTTAAAGGATAATCATTTCTCTGAACTAAAAGAGAATGAGATGATTACTTCTAGAGTAACATTGGCATCTCAAGTAGAACCATATTTGGGTAAGTACTATTCTGTTGAATATGTAAGACGCCATGTTCTTCGTCAGACTGATGAAGAGATTAGAGAGATCGACAAACAGATTGATCAAGAAATCGAAACTGGAGTTCTTCCTGATCCAAATGCACCTGTGGATGAGATGGGTAATCCTATCCCACAGGAAGGAGGAGGGGAAGAAATTAACCCCGAAGGTGGGGAAATATAAATAAATATTAGGATTATAATTTTTACATACTATGAAACCTACTGCTGAATTAACAGATATGTTGACAGGCGGTTCCTCTAACACAGAGGTTGCCGACAAGATCAAAGAGCTTTTGTTCGCAAAAGCAGCTGAAAAAATTGATGCTTTCAGACCTCAAGTTGCCGATACTTTATTTGGTGAACCTGAGCAAGAGGAAGAAGGTGAAGCAAGTGCTGAGGTGGAAACTGAAGTTGGCGATGAAGAATCCGAAACTCAAGTAGATGTCGAAGCAAGTGCCGAAGCAGATACTGAGGAAACCGTATCCAATGATGAGGAAGAAGAGGAATGACTCAACGAGTTAACATAATTGCAACTGAACAAGCAACGCCAACAACAGCAGGTACTGCAAGCAGTATCAGTAAAGCAACTTGTGTAAGACTTTATAACCAAACTGGTGCTGATGTTGTCGTCAATGTTAGTGCAACTGTTGGTGCAGCAAGCACTAATCAGTTTACTATGGCAGGAGGTAGAACTGAATTTTTAGAAAAATTATCTACTGATGTTATTTTTACAAGTGGTGCAATTAAAGCAGCAAAAGTAGGATTTACAAACTAAGAACCATGAAACTAATTAGAGAAGAAATCGAAAATGTAGAAGTCGTAACTGAAGAGGTTGACGGCAAGAAAAAACTGCATATCGAAGGTGTTTTCCTACAAGGTGAAATCAAGAATCGCAATGGACGTATGTATCCAATGAGTGTTCTTGATAAAGAAGTATCACGTTATAACGAAGGTTTCGTATCAAAAGGTCGTGCACTTGGAGAATTGGGACATCCCGATGGTCCTGTTGTAAACCTTGATCGTGTTTCCCATAAGATTACTTCTCTTGTAAAAGAGGGTACAAACTATGTTGGAAAGGCAAGAATCCTTGATACTCCTATGGGAAAAATCGCTGCTTCTCTTTTAGATGAAGGAGTAAAACTAGGTGTTTCATCTCGTGGTATTGGTTCTTTAGTTAAACAAGAAAGTTGCAGTGTAGTCGGTGACGACTTCATCCTTGCAACTGCTGCTGATATAGTGGCAGATCCTTCTGCTCCTGATGCCTTTGTTAATGGAGTAATGGAAGGAAAAGAGTGGGTTTGGGAAGGCGGTTCCATTCGCGAAGCGGCTGCTGAACAAGCAAGAATCGAGATCGAGAATGCAGTAACCCGTCGAGAATTAGAAGAACAGAAACTCTCAATGTTCAATAATTTTCTCTTAAATCTATAAACTCTATAAATAAGTATAGATTAAAACAATTTGTAACTATTTTGTTTTTGTCGGAGAGTAAACAATGTCCGTTGGTAACCAATTAAAAGAAATGGCAGAAAGCGTAGTAACCAAAGGGGCAAAATCTGCAGAACCAATGCAGAAGACCCCCGATTATGTACCTGGTCAAGCATCTTACGAAGATCTTGGCGGTCCATCCCCCGAAAATTACAAACCAGATGACGATTCAGCAAAGCTGAAGACACCATCTGCTGTTGCAGCAAAGCCTCCTGGTAAGCCAGGTGCTAAGGCAGATGCAATGAACAAAGCTCCAGACTATGCACCTGGTAAAGGTAGCGCTGAAACTTACAGCACTGGAAGCGGTAAAGCAAAGACTAAGGTTGAAGAGACCGAAGTTGAAGGTGATGTAGTTGAGGAAGAAACAATCGACTCTACTGGAGATATTAATATCGACGTCACTGACGACATTAATGCAATGTTTAATGGTGAAGAACTCTCCGAGGAATTCAAAGGAAAGGCAGCAACAATTTTTGAAGCTGCTGTTAGAGCAAAAGTTAACGAACTTGCAGAGTCTATCGAAAAGCAGTATGCAGAAGCAGCTGCTGAAGAAGTCACTGAGTTCAAAACAGAACTAACAGAAAGAATCGACAACTACCTTGAGTACGTTGCCGATGAGTGGTTCAAGTCTAATCAACTTGCAGTTGAAAACGGACTCAAAACAGAAATGACTGAATCCTTCTTAGAAGGTATGAAGTCACTATTTGAAGATCATTATGTATCCATACCTGAAGATAAATATGATGTACTTGAGGCTATGAGCGTCAAGTTAGATGAAATGGAAACAAAACTCAACGAGCAGATTGAAGCTAACGTCACACTTCACTCAAAACTATCTGAGTCTACTAAGGCTGAGATCGTAAGTGAACTATCCCGTGGTTTAGCTGAGTCTCAAAAAGATAAACTCGCCTCTCTTGCAGAAGGTGTTGAGTTTGAGAGTGAAGAACAATTTACAGAGAAGTTAACTACTATTAAAGAATCTTATTTCTCTAACGGTACAACTACTCAAATTAGTGAGCAGGCAGAAGAACCTAATATGGATAAAGGTACTTCAGATACAATGTCAGCTTATATCAGAGCACTTGGTAAGTATTCTGGAAAGTGATTTTAATATCATTAAAAACTCAAACATCTCACGCAAAACTCTACTAAAATGTTAGGCAATGCAAATTATCTAGAGGAGAAGTGGGCTCCTCTACTCGACGCAGAAGGCGTTGAGAAAATCTCAGACCCACATAGAAGAGCAGTTACTGCTGCTATTCTAGAGAACCAAGAGAAAGCACTTAAAGAAGAAGCAGGTTTACTTCAAGAAGCACCTACTTCTGGTTTCGGCGGTGCTCTTTCAGGTGGTGCAGACTTTAAAGGTGGTGCACTCACTTCTACTGGTGCTCCCACCGCAGGTTTTGACCCAGTTTTAATTTCATTGATCAGAAGATCAATGCCAAACTTGGTTGCTTATGACCTTGCTGGTGTTCAACCAATGAACGGTCCTACAGGACTTATCTTCGCAATGAGATCTAAGTTCGTTAATGACGACGGTTCACTTGGTAGCGAAGCATTATTCAACGAGCCAGATACAACTTTCTCTGGTTTATCAACTGCTGCTAACCAATCACTTGGTGCAGACTACACTGGTGCTACTGATGGTGGCGCTGCTGTTGGTTTCGGTACTACCGAGCAACAAGGAGCTAATCCTGGTCTTCTTACTCTTAACTCAGATGGCAAGAGCTACAACGTAGGTCAAGCAATGAGTACTGCTGAGGCAGAAGCACTTGGTGATGCTGGTAACGCTTTCCGCGAAATGTCCTTCAGCATCGAGAAGGTTGCTGTTCAGGCACGTTCAAGAGCGCTAAAGGCAGAGTACAGTTTGGAACTAGCACAGGATCTCCGCGCTATTCATGGTTTAGATGCTGAGGCTGAATTAGCAAACATTCTCTCAACAGAGATACTTGCTGAAATCAACCGCGAAGTCATCAGAACCATCTATAAGTCTGCTGAGGCAGGTGCTCAGAACAACGTTGCAACCGCAGGTGCGTTTGACTTAGACGTTGACTCCAATGGTAGATGGTCAGTTGAGAAGTTCAAAGGTTTACTTTTCCAAATCGAGAGAGATGCTAACGCAATCGCACAAAGAACTCGTAGAGGAAAGGGTAACATAATCCTATGTTCTTCTGACGTTGCTTCTGCATTAACAATGGCTGGTGTTCTAGATTACACCCCTGCACTTAATGCTAACCTTAACGTTGATGACACTGGTAATACATTTGCTGGTACAATCAATGGTAAGTACAAAGTATACATCGACCCATTCTCAGGTGGTCAGAACGCTTCTGGCGCTCAGTACTACGTTGTTGGTTACAAAGGTACTTCACCTTATGATGCTGGACTTTTCTATTGCCCTTACGTTCCACTACAGATGGTAAGAGCAGTTGGAGAAAACACATTCCAACCAAAAATCGGGTTTAAGACTCGTTACGGTATGGTTTCTAACCCATTTGCTGAAGGCGACAATGCTGGTGCAGGTCGTATCTTCGCTGGTGTTAACAGATACTATAGACGTGTACGTGTTGACAACCTAATGTAAGCGAGATGCTTATATTTTTCCAAGAGACTCCTTAGGGGGTCTCTTTTTTTGTCAACATCTCCTGACACTAAATAATGTTACAGGAGGTAAAGACTAATGTTACACTTATTAGGCAAAGGAATAATGCCAGAATGGAATGAAGAGAAGCACGACAGAGATGAGGTTTTTGCCTTTCTGTGTTATCGTGGTATCTTCTATTCAAAAATGGTGAAACTAGATCCATTCAAGATTAAATCTTGGAGAATAGATTGGGACTAGGCATTTCTTTTTGTTAAGAAATACTCGACTAAGTATAAATTTTTTGGTAAATAATAATAGGGTTGGAGGAAAGAAAATGCACTAAACCTCCTGTATTATGTTTCTTAATTAATGGAGTAAAA